GAAGATATGGTATCTACACAGCAGACAATAAAGGCGCAGATCGCCGTCTGCAGCAGTATCGTTGGCGCTCGGAAGCCCTTTGTCGAGAACTCACGCAAGAGGAGTTGGCTTACGTTATAGCAGATGTAAATGGTGCTATCAATAACAGTAGTGGCTATCTTGGAGCTATTAGCGACCGTTCCAAAGAGTTGTATTTCAACCAGCAGACCATTGGACAATACATCCTTCAGCACATCGAAGCGGATTCGCATTATAGCTTAAAGAACCAAACATTCTATCGCCAGGACTATCTTGACGAGTTTGAACGTATCTGGCAGGTGCAATCTCAGTACCATCCTGAACTCACGCCTGAGTTGAAGAAGAATATCCGCGATATCATCATCTTCTATCAACGCCCCTTGAAGAGCAAGAAAGCGATGCTTGACATCTGCACCTTTGAGAATCGTCAGGTGGAAGTTACCGAGGATGGTAAAACGCGCACAAAGACTGTTGGTCTCAAAGTGTGCCCCAAGTCATCCCCTCTGTTCCAGGAGTTTAAGGTTTGGCAAGTTCTCAATAACCTGCAAGTCGAGTACGAAGCTCCGGGCGAAGACCTCTTTGCAGAGACAGAACAACGTCGTCTGCTCACATTGGAAGAGATGGAACGCCTCGCGCATGAACTATTATATAAAGATAAACTCTCCAAGCGTGAGGCTCTCACCATCCTCTTTGGGAAGGCTGCCAAGAAGTACGACTTGAACTACAAGGAGATTGAGGGCAACCGCACTGTGGCTGCTTTGTATCGAGCCTTTTTCAACATTATTGCTCTCTCTGGCCACGTTGAGTACGATGTCAACAAACTTTCAGCCCATGAGATAGAGGAGATTACAAGCAATGTACTCTCGCTGTTGGGCTTCAATGAGGATATCCTTCATTTTGATGCTTCTCTTGGAGGTCACGCCTTCGATCAACAGCCCTTCTACCAGCTGTGGCACTTGCTATACTCCTACGAAGGAGATAACTCCAAGACGGGTAATGATTCGCTGATTGCGAAGCTTCAGAGTCTTTGCCAATGTGAGCGCGAATATGCTCAGGTGTTGGCCGGTGTGACCTTCCAAGAAGACTACGGCAACTTAAGTGCCAAAGCAATACGCAAGATTCTGCCTCACCTGAAGGAGGGATTGACTTACGATAAAGCTTGTGAGGCGGCAGGTTATAAACATTCCGAGCGTTCCCGCACAAAAGAAGAACTTGCCAACAGAATGTATCTCGACCGTCTGGAGCTGTTGCCACGCAATGCCCTTCGCAATCCCGTCGTCGAGAAGATTCTTAACCAGATGATCAATGTGGTCAATGCCGTCTGCGATGAGTATGGCAAACCTGATGAGATTCGCATTGAGTTGGCACGTGACTTGAAGCAGAATGCCAAAGAGCGTGAAAAGGCAACAGCTGATATCAATGCTGCAAATCTGCTGAATGAGAAATATCGTAAGATTCTGGAAACAGAGTTTGGCATCCCACATGTCAGCCGTAATGACATTATCCGCTACAAACTCTATATGGAGTTGAAGGACAATGGCTTCAAGACGCTATACTCTGACACGTATCTCCCGAAGGACAAACTGTTCACAAAGGACTTCGACATAGAACATATTATCCCGCAGGCACGCCTCTTCGATGATTCCTTCTCCAACAAGACGCTGGAAGCACGAGAAATCAACATCGAGAAGAGCAACACAACGGCCTTCGACTATGTCCTCGGTAAATGGGGCGAGGAAGGAGCTGTTGCCTACAAAGCCAAGATAGACGATCTCTATCGCAAAGGTGTTCTCAGCAAAGCCAAACATGACAAACTACTGATGCGCGAAGCTGATATCCCCGATGGCTTCATTGACCGAGACTTGCGCAACTCACAGTATATAGCCAAGAAAGCACGGGAGATTCTTGAGGACTTAGTCAGCACCATAGTCCCCACTATTGGTAGCATCACAGACCGCTTGCGTGAAGACTGGCAACTCGTAGATGTCATGCAAGAGCTTAATTGGGATAAGTATAATCGCTTAGGGCTCACCGAGAGCTATCAGGACAAGGATGGTCGCGTGATTCAACGCATCAAGGATTGGACAAAGCGCAACGACCACCGCCATCATGCGATGGACGCGCTGACGATAGCTTTCACCAAGCCGGCCTATATCCAATATCTCAACAATCTCAATGCACGCAGCGACAAGGCTGGCAGTATCTATGGCATCGAGCAGCGCTATCTCTATCGTGACGGTCGTGGAAAGCTGCGCTTCCGTGCTCCCATTCCTTTAGATCAGTTCCGCATTGAGGCAAAGCAACAACTCGAAGATATCCTTGTCTCCATCAAAGCCAAGAATAAGGTGATGACGCGGAATGTCAACAAGACTAAGTCTAAGGATGGCAATAGGCGCAAGGTTCAGCTTACACCACGCGGACAGCTGCACAATGAAACCATTTATGGTCACACCCTTCATCGTATCTCTGAGGAAGTTAAGGTGGATGGAAAGATGACTCTGGAAAGGGCGCAATTGATTGCAAAGAAGGTATATCGCGAAGCTGTCATTGCTCGTCTGGAACAATTCGGGAACGATGCCAAGAAGGCATTCACGGGCAAAAACTCTCCCGAAAAGAATCCCATCTGGCTCAATGCAGAACATGCAGAACAGGTGCCGCCGCGCGTCAAGTTAGTATATTACGAGGACTATTATCCCATTCGTAAACCGGTGTAACCAGACTTGAAACTCGATAAAGTCATAGATGTAGGCATCCGCCGAATCCTGCTGGCACGTCTGGAAGAGTTCGATGGCGATGCCAAGAAGGCATTCTCGAACCTCGACGAGAATCCCATCTATCTCAATAAGGAGAAGGGCATCACCATCAAGAGCGTCCGCATCCGTGGTGTGCTCAGCGCCATACCTCTTCATGAAGCCAAAGACCACTTTGGCCAACCCATCACCGATGATGAAGGTCATCGCCGTCCAGTCGATTATGTGCAGACAGCCAGTACACATCACATTGCTGTTTATCGCGATGCCGATGGGAACCTGCAGGATGTGGCTGTGTCGTTCCTGGAGGCCACCACAAGAAAGTCCTTGGGACAACCAGTGGTGGATACGGACTTCAATGCTTCGTTGGGCTGGAAGTTCCTGTTCTCCATGAAGCAGAATGAATACTTTGTTTTCCCAGACATCGAACATGGGTTTGACCCAACAGCCATTGACTTGTTCGACCCAAAGAATAGGGCAGAGATAAGTAAGCGGTTGTACAGGGTGCAGAAACTTTCCTTAAGCGAATCTGGAAGAAAGTACTTTTTCAGACATCATTTAGAGACAAGCGTCGACGAGATAAAAGAGCTCAAAGACATAACGTTTAAATATATCGCATCCCTTACATATCTCGAAGGCATCGTAAAAGTCCGAGTCAATCATCTTGGTGATATACTACCAGCAAAAGAAACCTAATTAATTAACCCAAAGAGCTCGCAACCTTGTGAGCTCTTTTTAATTTCTAAAGCCTATGATCAAGAAAACTCTTTGCTTCTCAAATCCCACTTACCTTAGCTTGCGTAATGGACAGCTTGTGATTCAGTTGCCAGACGTCGAGAAAAACGATACGCTGACACCTGAGTTCAAGAAGATGAATGAACGGACAATCCCCATTGAGGATATCGGTGTCATCGTGCTTGACAACAAACGCATCACTATCACGACAGGAGCAATGGAAGCACTACTGGAAAATAACGCAGCTGTCATCACCTGCGACAGCCACAGTATGCCTGTAGGTCTGATGCTACCGCTATATGGCAACACACTCCAAAATGAACGCTTCCGTGATCAGCTTGACGCGTCTCTTCCCTTGCGTAAGCAACTTTGGCAACAGACCATCAAGCAGAAGATAGCTAATCAGGAAGTGGTACTGCGATCATACACTGCATCGGAAACGCGCTGTATGAAAGCGTGGGTGGAGGAGGTGCGTAGTGGCGATGCTGATAACCTCGAAGCACGAGCTGCAGCCTACTACTGGCGTAACCTTTTCCCTGATATTCCAGATTTTGTTAGAGGACGTGAGGAGGCGCCACCCAACAACCTCTTGAACTATGGCTATGCCATCTTGAGGGCAGTCATCGCCCGAGCTCTGGTCAGCAGCGGATTACTTCCCACTCTTGGCATTCACCATCACAATCGCTACAATGCTTACTGCTTGGCTGATGACATCATGGAACCCTATCGCCCCTACGTGGATGAATTGGTCATTAAAATCATCCGAAAAAGAACGGATTATGCAGAACTCACAAAAGAGCTAAAAGCAGAGTTGCTGGCGATTCCAGTTCTTGATGTTGTCATTGACGGAAAACGTAGTCCGTTGATGATTGCTGCAACTCAGACTACAGCTTCACTATACAAATGTTTCAGCGGAGAACTTCGCAAGATTAGCTATCCTCAAATGGAGGCATAAGCGCTATGATGATTATTGACGATGGTTCACGATTTAGTCAGTATCGTGTTATGTGGATTCTTGTTTTCTTTGACCTGCCTACAGACACCAAGAAAGAACGTAAGGCTGCCGCCAAGTTTCGTAAGGACATCATGGGTGATGGCTTCACGATGTTTCAGTTCTCCATCTACATCCGTCATTGCGCCAGTCGCGAGAATATGGAAGTCCACATCAAACGTGTCAAAGCGGCATTACCAGAATATGGTAATGTAGGCATTTTAGGAATAACAGATAAGCAGTTTGGAGACATTCAGCTCTTCTATGGGAAGAAGGAGAAAGCACCTGCTGCTCCCGGTCAACAACTCGAACTCTTCTGAACCTCATCTTTGGATAGCGGATTCTGTCGCCTTGGAACGAATCCGCTATCTTACCATCTATCATTTTTTTTATTCTGATCTTTGACCTAAATCTTTGTATTATACCATCTTATACACATCGTGGTGTCTATGATGGTTCAAAGATGAAGAATTTCAAGCAATTCACAACAGTCCAAACACGATGAATATTTCTTTCGTGGTGTCTATGATGGTTCAAAGATGAAGAATTTCAAGCAATTCACAACAGTCGGCCAAGCGGTGTGTAACACGGCTTGGGTGTCTATGATGGTTCAAAGATGAAGAATTTCAAGCAATTCACAACAAAGTGGATGAAATTGGCTCTCTTATTTTTGGTGTCTATGATGGTTCAAAGATGAAGAATTTCAAGCAATTCACAACTTTATACCCGCGTGGTTCCTTCTCGTCTAAGGTGTCTATGATGGTTCAAAGATGAAGAATTTCAAGCAATTCACAACAGGCTCGTTTAAATGATTCTGTTGCCCAGAGGTGTCTATGATGGTTCAAAGATGAAGAATTTCAAGCAATTCACAACCGGAAGGTAAGACTCATCGACCGCATTATGGTGTCTATGATGGTTCAAAGATGAAGAATTTCAAGCAATTCACAACTGTGTGGCGCGATGATGGTTAAGGGTGCCGGGTGTCTATGATGGTTCAAAGATGAAGAATTTCAAGCAATTCACAACGAGCACTGTTGGTGAACTTCTACCTATTTAGGTGTCTATGATGGTTCAAAGATGAAGAATTTCAAGCAATTCACAACTAATTTCTCTCACTCGTCAGCTTGTTGAGAGGTGTCTATGATGGTTCAAAGATGAAGAATTTCAAGCAATTCACAACTCTCCCTGTACCCACTCTTTTACTTTGTGGGTGTCTATGATGGTTCAAAGATGAAGAATTTCAAGCAATTCACAACTATTCGGCTGCTCCTGTGTACGATTATGTTGGGTGTCTATGATGGTTCAAAGATGAAGAATTTCAAGCAATTCACAACCCGTTTATCGTAATTGTAAAACTGATTATCGGTGTCTATGATGGTTCAAAGATGAAGAATTTCAAGCAATTCACAACAACAGTATTGCCAGCATGAAAGCGGATTCCGGTGTCTATGATGGTTCAAAGATGAAGAATTTCAAGCAATTCACAACGAATCGTATGATAATATTTTATACTATTTGGTGTCTATGATGGTTCAAAGATGAAGAATTTCAAGCAATTCACAACAGCTATATGTTACTTGGCATTCGTACATGGGGTGTCTATGATGGTTCAAAGATGAAGAATTTCAAGCAATTCACAACTCCTTATCTGTGCTTCCATTGTTCCTGAAAGGTGTCTATGATGGTTCAAAGATGAAGAATTTCAAGCAATTCACAACGGTTTGATTTTGCACGCTATATTGCTATTTGGTGTCTATGATGGTTCAAAGATGAAGAATTTCAAGCAATTCACAACTTTGTCAGCAGGAGCCTCTTTTTCGGAATTGGTGTCTATGATGGTTCAAAGATGAAGAATTTCAAGCAATTCACAACAGTCAATAGATACTTACTTTGTGCAGTTCCGGTGTCTATGATGGTTCAAAGATGAAGAATTTCAAGCAATTCACAACCTACTGCGACAATGAACCGTTAGTAGATGTGGTGTCTATGATGGTTCAAAGATGAAGAATTTCAAGCAATTCACAACAGGAAAAGGCAATAAAGCGTGCTAATAGGAGGTGTCTATGATGGTTCAAAGATGAAGAATTTCAAGCAATTCACAACAGGTTCTTTCTAATTCTCAAGAACCTGCTTGGTGTCTATGATGGTTCAAAGATGAAGAATTTCAAGCAATTCACAACAGCGTGAATGGGATTCTGCAAGAAAGCAAGGGTGTCTATGATGGTTCAAAGATGAAGAATTTCAAGCAATTCACAACGATGTTTATGATATTAATGAATTTCCTGATGGTGTCTATGATGGTTCAAAGATGAAGAATTTCAAGCAATTCACAACCATGCAGTCGATATGATACGCTTCACTCGTGGTGTCTATGATGGTTCAAAGATGAAGAATTTCAAGCAATTCACAACACATAGTGTTTTTCTCGCTCATGCCATCGCGGTGTCTATGATGGTTCAAAGATGAAGAATTTCAAGCAATTCACAACCGCTCCTCACTGCTGGCGGCGGGTGTCGGTGGTGTCTATGATGGTTCAAAGATGAAGAATTTCAAGCAATTCACAACTCTTGCCTTGGTAGATGATAGCAGCTCCCCGGTGTCTATGATGGTTCAAAGATGAAGAATTTCAAGCAATTCACAACAATATGTGTACATGATAGGTCGCCTTTACGGTGTCTATGATGGTTCAAAGATGAAGAAATTCTAATCGTTATTCCCAAAATGTCAAAGAACGAAAAATGAGACGATTGATCAGGCCTCTTCTTGAAGTGTAAAGCGTCGCAAGCGCCGAGCGCGCTGAGGTTGAATCGGCTCCAAAAAGCCTACTTCGTGGCCCTTTTGGCGACAAAGATACGATTAAGCGAGCGAATAACCAAATTTATTTGAGTTTTTCCGAGCGTGAGTATCTAAGAACGAAGGTCAAGGCAACAGAATAAAGTGAAAAGAGAAAAATGAAAGAGTGAAAAATGCGAAATTAAAGATGAAAAAAGGTTTGAACTACGGAAATGTGGATTTCTGACTTACATGTGGTAGAAGAAGATGATGTTGTGGATATTTTGTAAATAATCCTATTTCTTGCCTCGATTTTTTACGCTTATACCGTTTTTTCACTATCTTTGCATCGTCAAACCAATATAGGTGTAAGAACCGATTATGGCTAAGAGACATGAGATAAGAAATAGCACCGCCGAGTTTCTTATTTTCCAACTGGAGAATAAGGAACAAGGCATAGAGGTGATGTACGCCGATGAAACGATTTGGTGTACACAAAAGGCAATGGCAGCACTCTTCGATGTAGGGGTGCCTGCCATCAGTAAGCACCTTGCAAATATCTTTGAGACAGGAGAACTGAAGGAAGACGCAACTATTTCCAAAATGGAAACAGTTCAACAGGAAGGGAATCGTGAAGTGAAACGCACTGTGGTGATGTATAAGCTCGATGCTATCATCGCCGTAGGCTACCGCGTCAACTCCATCCGTGCCACTCAGTTCCGTCAGTGGGCTACAAGTGTACTGCGCCAATACGCTATCCGTGGCTATGTGCTTGACAAGAAGCGGATGGAGAATGGAACCTTCCTTGGCGAAGACTATTTCGAGCACTTGCTGGCAGAGATTCGAGAGATACGGCTCTCCGAACGACGCTTTTACCAGAAACTGACAGACATCTACGCCACGTCCATAGACTACAACCGTGATGCACCTACCACGAGACTGTTCTTCAAAATGGTGCAGAACAAGATGCACTTTGCAGTACATGGCCATACGGCAGCAGAACTCATCATGGAGCGGGCCGATGCCAAAAAGGAACACATGGGGCTGACCACATGGGAAAATGCACCCGACGGAAAGATTGTCAAGACTGATGTTTCCGTTGCCAAGAACCATCTGAAGCAGATGGAGCTGGAGGATATGGGACGCATCGTGACGGCTGTGCTGGAGTTCGCTGAGAGTCGCGCCAGGCGGCATATCCCGATGACGATGGAAGATTGGGCAAAACGTATCGACGCCT